TTCATGAAAAGCAGGATCTACAAAATCAACTAGATGAATTCTATCATCACGGAATTAAAGTTGATGTAACAATGTATCAACCAACGCATTATCAAACAGACGACACTCCAGACATAACAGCAGATGGTACAAAAATTAGAATAGATAAGGCTTCTAATTATAATTTTGTAGCTCTGTCGCGCAATCTATTGAAGCGTTGGGGTGGGCCTTTTGACTATGGTGATTATATTTTACTCAAAGGTGCCAACAATAAAGATGGTGTATACCAAGTTCGTGATACTATGAATGCGAAATGGGTAAATGTAGTAGATATTTTAGAATCAAAACATGTTGAGCCTTATAAATTTGAAGGCTGCAATATTATTAAACTGCCATGGGCACAGGAGAATGCATGAGATTAGGTGCAGAACAATTAGAAAAGAATTGGGATGAGCTACAAGACCTCATAACCAATACGTTTGAAGGTGATAGGTTAATTAAGATAAAAGAGCTTCATACACATTTTGAAGATAGAATGTGTTTAGCACCGGCGTCAGGAACAGGATGGTTTCACAATGCTTTTCCTGGTGGCTATGTAGCTCATGTACTCAATGTAGTAGATTGGGCATTAAAATATCATAAACTTTTTGAAGAAGGTGGTATGTACTTGGATGATATAGACTCTGAGTCAGTTGTATTTGCAGCTTTATTTCATGATTTGGGTAAGATAGGAAACATGGATAAAGACTACTATGTAAGTAATACAGATGAGTGGAGAGCTACAAAATTACAACAATATTATTTGCATAATCCTGAAATTCATTATATGTCAGTGACAGACAGATCGATTTGGATACTTAACCAATTCGAAATAAAGATATCGGAATCGGAATATGTGGGACTCAGATTGGCTGATGGGTTATATAGTGAACAAAATAAATCATATTTCATGGAGGGAGCGGAGTGGAAGGCAATGAAAACGAACCTGCCCTTTATAATTCATTATGCAGATTGTACTGCTGCCAGGCTTGAAAAGGAAACTTACATGCTTTCAGGTGATTCAAGAATAGACTTTCCTTATATCATGAAAGGAGGCAGCAAACCTGAAAAGGAAGCTAGCATTGCGAAAGACCCAGACATTGACACACAAAAATTAAAGGATTTATTTAAATGATAGAGACTATACTTATGATTACGTTTGCTGCTACAACCTCAGTATTAGTTTACATCATTTTTAATTTGTATACAAAATGTGACAATTTAGAACAGTGGACTAGCGCTACATATTTGTTAGTGCAACAAACATTACAAACAATGAAAGATATAGATGCTACAGAACATTTTCAAACTGATGATGAAGTTGAAGAGGTTTTTAAGCTTTTACAAACAACCTTAAAACAACTGGAAAGTACTGTGGAGGAACAGAATGCCTAAGAAGACCCCTAAAAAAACAATTAAGAAAAAACCTAAATCAAGAATGTATTTTACAATGGACACTGAGAAGGCGATTATTGCGTATAATGCATCCGATGATCATAGAGAAAAAAATGTTATTTACAATGATTCATTACAATATCCGCTTGAAAAATTAGCTGAAAATATTATTCACACATTTAAATTTTATCACTTCGATCAACCTATTGACAGCGTAAAGCATGAAGTAGTTTCTTTTTTGATTACAAGGCTAGACAAGTTTAGAGAGGGCCAGGGAAAGGCATTCAGTTATTTTAGCGTTGTTGCAAAAAACTGGCTAATATGTCATAATAATGCTAACTATAAGCAAATGAAAACTCATGCTGATGTCTTAGAGCTCAAACACAAAGATGTAGGAATAGTAGCTTATAGGGACAAAGGTATAGCTGAGGAAGATAAGTCTCTTTTTTTTAAGAAAGTGATTGAATATTGGGAAGATAGTATTACTAAAGTATTTAAGAAAGACCGAGATATAAAAATAGCATGGTCTATTTTAGAATTGATGGATAAAGTACAATCGATTGAAATTTTTAATAAAAAGGCACTTTATATTTTATTAAGAGAGATATCTGGGGCTAAAACACAACAAATTACACGTGTGCTCAATGTGATGCGTACACATTTTAAAGCTCTAGATACTCAGTGGAGCAAGGAGGGTAATATCAACTCTACCCCAAGATCTATAAGAATGTTTTAAATTATTCTATATTTATAATCAAAGGGTAGTTTTATGTCTAGCGATTATAAAGTGTATGAAAATACTAGCTTGTCTGATATATTCAAAAAGATTGATGAGAATTCTCAGCAGAATAAGATTCAGATAACAACAACGATTCAAGAATTAATGACTTATATTAAGGATTCAAATAGCGCAATGCAATTGTTTCCTATGATAGCTGAATACATGGAAGCAAATATTAGAAACGATGAATTGTTAGTTAAGCTAGCTGCTGTAGTTCAGAGAGTTCAGCAAGCAGAAGCAAAGGCAATTGAATCTGATTACGGACTTTCAGAATTAGAAAAAGAACAGTTGCTTAGCAAAGTAGAACAGGATACTGTAAGTTTACAAAAAGAAATAGACGATATCTCACTACAGCTTAAGGATTAATAGCCTATGGCACCATTTGGAAAGGGAAATAAAATCGTTTATACGGAGCCGATCGGTGAAGTAGAACAAATAAGTTTAGATCCCTCAATCATGACAGAAAAAGCAGTTAGGAATCTTGTTATGAAGATTCTCAACCAGGTTGTGCCAATTTCTGTGCAAACTATTCTTGCTGAAACAACCTCAGCAATTTATAACTTTGATGACCTACGCAAACATTCCCTAGAAAGACATCCACAGTATGTAGGTGCAATTTTAGTTATCCCTACATTAAAAGGCTTTCCTGTCCAGCATACACCGCTAAGTCATGGCCTAAAAACAAAAATGTGGATTTTGCCTTTAGACAGTCAAATTAAAAATTATCCTGTCATCGGTGAACATGTTGCAATAGTGAACTATGGAAACCAAACTTTTTATTTCTCTCCTGCAAATATAAAAAATAGCGTCAATAATAATGCTGAAATGGGCATGAATCGCGTTGGCTCTAGAGGTAGCAAGTTAGATCAGTCAAAAATAGAGGCAAAATTACAAGGATTCATACCTAATCCATTCCCTAGACCTATTGAACAAAATGCTGGGGACTTTGTGATCAATGGAAGAATGGATCAATCAATTAGAATTGGTAAGGTGGGCGAAGATAATGATGAATCATGTATAAAGATTGTTGTCGCTAAAAAAGAAAAACGAAAAGAGAGCATGCATAAGCCTCGGAAAGAAGACATCAAGGAAGATATATCCTCTTTGTATATGTCTAGGATGGAAGATGTTACTTTGTCAATTGCGCCAAAAGCTGGAAGCCTGACGCCTGGTGTGATAACAGGGCCTCGAGGACAAATTGTGTTAGATTCAAGTAAGATCACTATAAATTCAAAAGCAGGTGAGAATAATGATATCAATATCTTTTCAGGTGACAAGGTAAACATTGTAAGTAAAAATACAGCACATCTAATAGGATCGACAGTCGTCTTAGGAGGCGATGATATTTCAGCGCCGGCTATGGAGGCTTGTGTGATGGGAACGCAATTAGTAAAATTATTGGCAGAGTGGTCACAACAATTTCAAAGTTTGGGGATTAATTTACAAACAGCAGTGGGAATAGGAAATGCAGGTGGTCCTGCTCCTATACCAGGAATGAATGCAGGTGGTGCTGGATTCCATGGCGCATTTTCAAATCAAACACAATCATCCATAGCTGAAAAGATATTAAGTAAAAATGTTTTCCTATCACGCAGGAAATTAGGAGGACTATAGAATGCCACATCATTATTGTAAATATGTCACTAGTGATAGACGAAATCTTCCAGAAGGCTCACAATTGATGGTTGGCGATAATATTATTGAAGGGTGGGCTTTAAAGATCTCAAGTGAAGATTATAGTCAGACAAAAACAGAAGAAGAGCTAGCAAAAGATGCTGTTGCTGCAGAAATATTTGGTTACGCTCCAGATTACCTTTCTAGCGGTGAGAGCACATGGCCAATTGGGTCTAGGCTTTCTCCAGGTGATTTTTGTACAGAAGCAGGATTTGTCGCTGGAGATGATGGATGTCTTGTCGTACACGCAGGATATGGTGGTGATATGAGAGCTTTTGCTCCTGGAACACCACTAAATATAGGTGACCTTGTTGTGAATGGTTCTGTTGTCGATTCGGAAGGTAACATAGTTTTTGCTCCTAAATCAATTGATGCAGAAGGCTGGGAAGCAGGAACTGAAGGAGCTGCCGTTGCTTTGGGTGGGGCTGATGATGGAGCAGATGAATATTGCAGCTTGCAAGAACTGGCCGGCAAACCAGCAGGTACGTCGAAATTCGACGCATTTGAAAGTGCCTTAGATTTAGAGTTAGATATTCCTGGATTAGATTGGGCTTGGTGGGCAAAAATATTAGAAAAAATAAATGGAATTAATACTGTAGGGCAACAATTTTTAACAAAAACAAACGGCTTAATAACACAACTTGAAATAGATCCGGACAATGCATGCAAACTGATGCCGCAGGTCGATAAACTTTTAGCATTAATTAATAGAATGTACGTAATAATGGCAAGAATACAGAAAGTAATAGACAAGGTCTACAAAATTTACAAGAAGGTTTTGAAAGTTTGGAAGTTGCTCAAGATGTTTAATCCTGTTGCGAAAATAATGACTGCAATAATGATGATGCTTCAAATTATAAATGGTATGGGAATTCTTTTAAAAGAGGCAGCAAAAAATTTAACAAACGTAACAGCTCTCATGAGTCAATTAATAGCTTTGTTACAAAAAATCGTTGCTCAATGTGCAATAAACAGAGGCGCAGAAGCTGGTTTAAGTAAAGAAGAGTGTGAAAAGCTTGGCGGGATAATAGTTGATAGAAAAGTTGGTGATTTAGGGCGCTACGCAGGTAAGATGGCTGACGACAATCCATTTGCAAATGCTTCTTGGGGGCTTGATGGTGACGGAAACTTTGGGGATGAATTCGGTGGAGATGATGACAACAGAGATTATTTTCGTTCGAATCTTCCTCCTGGGTCTGCAATGAATATTGGTGACACAATAACTGGAGGCTCTGTTTTTGGTCCTGACGGAACAGAATATTCTGCGCCATTTACAGTACCGGGTAATGGTTTTAATACAGGATCAGGCGGTGCTACCCTCGATTCAACGGACGCTGACGACTTGTCATCTTCTAGTGTAGAAGCCGGTCTAGATCAAGGATTACTGGATCTTCAGGGATGTTTAACTGAGCTTAATGATTTGGATAAGCAAGATTCTTGGTTATAAAATATTTATAAAATAAAGAGGTAGTAACATGGCAAAAGGTACATCAAAAATAGTAAATGCAATTCATAGATTGATTAAAGAAGAAGTGCAAAAACAACTTGAAGAGAAATTAAAAGATATCGATTATTCTGAGGCGGGTGCAGCAGATTATTATACTGGGCAAGAATCGCATGAACTTCAAGACACAGCTTTAGAAAATTCAGAAAATATGCAAAAATTCTCTAATAACCCATCTATAAATAAAATTTTAAATGAAACAGCCGGTCTTACTCAAAATGGAGATTACTCTACAATGGGAGGCGGCGCATATACAACAAGCAGGATGACAGAATTGACTGGTGGAAGACCTAATTCTGTTAATCAAGCTAGCATGGAAGGCATGCCTAATTTTCTGAAAAAAGCTATGAGTGGCGAATCTGCTAAAGTAGTAAAGGCAATGGAGGCGAAGAATGGCACTAGACGTACGTAAGCTTATAAAAAATTTAGCAAATATCGCAAATTTAAAGACTGCAAAAAATAAGTGGCTTAAGACAAAACCAAAGATGCATGAAATGAGAGAAAATGTAAAAGAAGCATCACAAACAGCCCATGCTCACCATAATTATCTACAGGATCTATCTATAGGATTTAATCCTAGCGGAATGATTCCTCCCTTTGAAAAAGATAGCTTTAAGCCTCTTGTTGAAAAAATTAGTAGTGAATTAAGTATTGTAGGCGCCGGCCTTCAGACAATAGCAGTTGCAGCGACAAATATAAATTCATACACAGATCAAATTGAAATTGGAATTGTGACGACTAATGGCGGCGATAGATATTTAACTACTAAGGCAAGGGGTTCTCAGCTGGGAAATTGGGTTCCAATGACGCCAGTATTAGCTAGAGAACTTAGTATATTAGAAGGTACCGTGGGATAATGGCATTAGATAACTCAAGAACAGCATCTGCTAGACAAAGAGATCGCGATCCAGATTCAAAGATAGGCTTGTCTTTACCCATGACAATGGGCAAAAATGGCTATTTTAAGCAGACGTCTAATCTTCTAGAGCAAACAAAATATAATTTAGAAAATTTATTACTAACTGTTAAGGGTGAAAGATTAGCTCAGCCGGATTTTGGAAGTGAAATTTATGGAGTATTGTTTGAAAATTTTGATTCTGATTTTGATAATAAAATAGAACAATCAATAAGAAATTCTGTATCTAGATGGCTTCCACATGTGTTGATTAAAGGCCTTATAATTAATTCATCACCAGACACAAATTTTGTTCATATATCTATTGAGTTTTCTGTAACACATGACCCAGAGGCAATGGAATCTGTGACACTTAACTTGCAACGAGAAATATAAATGCCTATCACAAAAGAAAGACCAAAACAAGTAAATTATTTAAATAAGAGTTTTCCCGGATTTAAAAATGATTTGATAGAATTTGCAAAGACATATTTCCCAACTTCATATGCAGATTTTAATGAGTCATCACCGGGGATGATGTTTATAGAGATGGCAGCGTATGTGGGTGACGTACTTTCATTTTACATAGATGAACAGTTTAGGGAATCATTGCTAGCTTACGCAGAGGAGAAGAAAACAGTATTCGACATTGCGCAATCATATGGGTATAGACCAACATTATCTACACCTGCTATTGCAACTGTTAATTTTTTCCAAACAGTACCTGCTAAAGGAACAGGAGATAACGCAAATCCAAACTTTAATTATGGTTACAGGATTCGCCCAGGCTCGCTTGTTGGGTCTGATGAGTTTGGAAAAACATTTAAACTTATTGATGAGGTTAATTTTCAAGTTTCAGGTACATTAGATCCGACTGAAACATCTATATACGAGGTTGACGCGTCTAATGTTCCGTCTAAATTTTTACTTAAGAAAAAAGGAAGAGTTGTAAGTGGTGAAATAATAAAAGAGATATTTTCATTTACAGATGCGATCGCATATAATAAGATTCAGCTTGGTCGTTCTCCCGTTTTAGAAATAATAAATGTGACAGATTCAGATGGGAATAAGTGGTATGAAGTTGAATCTCTTGCACAAGATATAATTTTTGAAGAGACAGCGAATACTGCAGAAAATGATCCTGAGTTGGGTGGTTATAATGATACTACCCCATATCTTTTAAAAGTACTGAGAACGAAAAATAGATTCAAGACTAAAATAACACCTGAAGGCAGCACAAAGTTAATATTTGGATCAGGAACTGTCTCTGGCGAAGATGAGGAAATAATTCCAAATCCATCAAGTGTTGGTACTAATTTTACAAATTCAAATTTTTTAAATGCAAATAGCGCGCTTGACCCAGCAAATTTTCTAAATACAGCAGTATATGGTAAGGCACCAACTAATACAGATTTGACAATAGAATATTCTTATGGTGGAGGTATAGGAGATAACATTCCTTCAAATGCAATTACATCTACTAAAGGGCTAATAATGGAATTAAACACTAGCGGCCTTGTCAGTGGATTGGTAACTGATTCTTTAAATTCAATAGCAGTTAATAATCCAGTACCTGCAACGGGCGGGAGAGGTGAAGAAACACTGCAAGAGGTTAAAGAGAATACACGACAATATTTTCAAGCACAGCAGCGTGCCGTGACAAAGGAAGACTACATTACAAGAATATATAATATGCCACCAAAATATGGCAATGTTTCAAAAATGTATATTGTTCAGGATGATCAATTAAATGATGCTGATGGAGCTGTTGCTGACGAACTGATAACCCATGACACAATAGTACAGTATGGTGATGGTGGTGGCATACCTCGTTCAAAGTTACAATCAAGAATAGCGAATCCTTTAGCATTGAATTTATACGCGTTAGGATACGACAACAGTGGCAAGCTTACTAAAGTGAATGATGCGACAAAGACTAATATTAAAACATACTTGGGACCGTATAGAATAATGACAGATGCAGTTAATATTAAAGATGCGTATGTTATTAATATTGGTGTGAGATTTAGTATTTATGTAAAGAAAAGGTACAACAAAGAAGAAATTATTTTTAAGTGTATAGATAGAATTAAGCAGTATTTTGTAACTGATAAGTGGCAAATAAACCAACCTATAATATTAGCTGATGTTGCATACGAAGTTTCACTGATTGAAGGCGTCAATAATGTTGTTGCTCCTGAAGAAAATAATCCTACCGGAAATTTGATTGTTATAGAAAATAAATTTGATACTGCGCTTGGTTACTCTGGGAATATTTATGATACTGGAGCTGCAATAAAGCAGGGGATCTTATTTCCTTCTTTAGATCCTTCTATATTTGAAGTAAAGTTTCCAAGTATTGATATTATTGGTAAAGTAGCAGGAGATTATTAATGGCACATTATTTTACTTTTGTTGACAAAGATGCTACAATTACTCGTGGGCAAGAAGCTGATAGCACGGGTAGTACTAGAAATATGGGGGCAGACGAAATTTTAGAAGTTGGAAAAGAATTCGTTGCAGATTCAAATACTGTAAAAAATATCCATAGGGCATTGATAAAATTTGATTTAGCAACAATCTCTCAATCAATTAACGATGGAGACATACCAGCATCAGCATCGTATTATTTGAATATGTATGATGCAGGCTCCGGAGAGCTGATGGAAAATCAGACTTTGTGGATTTATGCAGTTTCTCAAAGCTGGACAGAAGGCGCAGGGTACAAGAGCGACAACCCACAAACATCAGATGGTGTAAGCTGGAAGTACAGAGATTCAGGATCAACACAGTGGACATCGACTATATCTTCGTCTAACTGGGGCGGCACAACACACTCCCTCTCTGCAGCATCCGGATCACTTTACAGCTATCAGTCTTTTAATAAAGATGAGAAAGTAGATATGCGTGCCAATGTTTCACAAATGGTCTACGGCTGGCTTAGTGGCTCCATTTCTAATGAAGGCTTTCTTATTAAAAGAACGTCAGCTGATGAGAATAGTACTTCAAGATTTGGAATTTCAAAATTCTTTTCTAGCGATACACACACTGTATTTTCACCAAAATTAGAAGTTGTCTGGGAAGATGACACATGGGCGACAGGCTCACTTTCAGGATTAGGTTCTCAGGAATTAGAAAGATTAAAAATACGAGTTGAAAATTTTAGAGGAAATTACAAAGTAGGAACAGTCACAAAAATAAGAGTAAGAGGAAGAGAACTTTATCCAACCAGAAATTATTCAACTACATCATCTTACTTAGATGTCAAGTATCTTCCTAGTGGATCTAGCTTTTATTCTATCGTAGATGCAAAAACAAATGATGTAATAATACCCTACGGCTCAGGATCAAAACTTAGCTGTGACAGCACTGGAAATTATTTTAATCTTAGGACTCAAGGACTATTTCCAGAAAGATTTTATAAAATAAATTTCCAAGTTATTAGTGGAAGCGGAATTAATAGAAATATTGATTACTTTGATGATGATAGAGTATTTAAGGTAGAAAGATAATGCCACTCACCAGCGAACAGTTGCAAAGTAGTGTACATTATCAAGCCTTACTAGAGCGAGATGAAATAATTTATAATGCGTTGTATAATGCAGATTTGTTGACATTTCAAAATAATGGCGGGGTGATGGAAGATTCTTTACGTGATTCCAATGATTCTATACAGCTTTATGAAAATATTGTTACAGGTGAAGCAAAAAATTTATCAAATCAAATATTGAGAATACTCTTATATCAAAGACGTTATAGGACAAACGCAGAAACAAAAGATATTCTGAATAGAGAGTTTAAGGAGTTCTAATGCAGATTGAACTTGCTCATAAAAAAAGGCGAGAAGTAAGTTTATCCAAAAAACTTAAAGATCTTGTCACTCTTACAGAAGCAAATGATTATACGTCGTTTAGAGATAGAGAACTATATGATCAATTTGTTAATGAGATTGATGCGTCAAATGTGTGGCCTGATATTATTTTCGGGGGAGATGAAAAAGATGTTATAAGAATAGGCATCTACACAAATGATAATAGTTTTATAAAGACAAAATATTTGACGCATAATGATATAGATTCAGTTAACCCTATCACCGCATTTTCTCGACATTCATTTGCGAAAGTAGATCCGGGCTTAATATTAAGAAATGCAGGTTTTAGAAGAGGTAGATTTAAATTAAAATTTGATTTTTTTAGATTGCGAGCCGGAGGCCCTTTCTCATTACTGACAAATAAAGATGATAAAATTTTTATTGGTGATTTTGTAGACACTGGTTACAATATTTTAGCTGATGCAGCGCATACTGATAGTGGCACTTCAATAGGAGACAAGCTCTACGTAAAACCCAATAAGTACATTATACAAGAGATATCAGGAGATAGAACTGAGGCTATTATAGGGCCTGCCTTTATAGATGACGTTGGCTACAAGGAAGAATTAAGATTAGCAGGCTATAC